ATATTAGCTGCAGCCTGGCGCCCATCAAATGGGTCCAAAACTTCAGTTATATTCTTCGCTATTGTGAAATAAGCCCAATTTAGCACATTCCTAGTCTTATCCATCGCCTTAGTCAATGCCCATCGACTAACTCGCGACAAAAGTTTCTGCACTCCTGTTATAATAGCAGGAAGTGCAGGGCTTCGGTCTAACACAGGGCAAACTACTCTGTGTTTTAATAAACCGTTGCCAACAACTAATGTATCGCAAACGTCAGTCAATAAACAATCCAACTTCAGGACCGTAGAAATCCGTTTAGGGATAAAACCGTGACGACATAACTCCATATAAGCTTGCGCTTGATTGGAATAATAAACCTCCTCGTCGTCCCGGCCCGCCAACATGCGTGGCAATGCCATACAGACATTGCTACCATTTTGGTCGTATGCAACAAACTCCTCCCCCTCGCCCAGTAAAGAGAAGAAGATGGAGCGATAGCGCCTCTCAGGCTCATGTCGCTCCACAAAAGCGGGGTAACGGAAATCATCATCCGTCTCATCCCCGGTGAATTCAACACCAGCCGTTCCAAAGGCTTTGATATCGAAAATTCTTTTTGGTACATACTCAATAAGCTTCTCGCACGTGGTGTGCGAGCGCTTCTCAATAGTCGCATGGCCATCTATGTCCAACTCAATGCGAGAAATCCCCAAACCATTGGTCACGCGGGAAATGCGTGGCTCAATGACCATGGTGGATATATTCGTCATCATAAGGGTGGACTGGCCAAGTAACAAAACCCGCTTCTGACAGGCTTGCTGGAAAAACCAATATTTAGAGGTACGAAGGGCATCTTCCTGCGAAATGGACGGATATTCGCGTAGGATGTACCCTTGTACAGTCTGAATACGGTGCAACTCAGTGTTGCACGCTGAAGGAAATTCCCTCTTAATAACCTCCAAGGCTGGTAAGAAAACACGCCCCATAACAGATGGACATGCCTTCCCATTCGCCGTGAATGCCGGGGTGTCAACATCCTTAAATGCTGCCATACCCCTAGACATCTTTGGTTCAGGCCCTTTCTTTTGAGCCTTATCACTAACAGTGATATAACCAATATCCGTCTTAATACCCAAATGGAAAGTTCCCGCAGGTAGAGTATCACATATAGTACCATTACTAGACGTGAAAACACCATCCGCGGCTGCATAAAGCACCTGCTTCCCATTATAGACAGCGTTGGTAGAACTACCCACGCCGCGGAATACTAGCAGCTCTTTTAACGGAACCACTTCATACTCCACTACCTTCAGGACAGGATCCTCAACTTCCAAAGCATCAAAGCGGTTTGGGGGCAAGCCACCATTAGGGTCACGCGCTGGCCAAGCCGCAGCCTCAGCTGGGGTTGGGTCAGGCGGACCATACTGATTTTTTGTCTTGTCCACATCACCTTTCTCATTTGCCAATTTATT